CAGAGAAACCTTATTGATTTTCTTCTTCGCTCTCCGATACTTCAGCGCAGTATTAATACAGGCTCTATAGACATAAAAAAAGTTAAGGGAGTCCTCCTCATAAAAGTTGGTTCTCCCTTCGCTCTCCATTTCTAATAGCCGTAAAAACACCATCTGAACTATATCAGATGCTACCTCATACGATCCATCAGTATATTCCTTGATGAATCCTGTCAGTCTCTTAAAGTTCTTTCTATAAAACTTCTCTATGCGATCCATGTGATTCCTACAATCGCCAACCCAATCCCCACCTGCACATAGTGGAGAGGAGGCTGACCATTCTCTTCAGGATAATATGCGTAGTTTACCCCTACCATACATCCCATTATTGGGCTAATTTCTATTTCCATCTGCTTCTAATATAGCGATTTTTCTTTTAAGGGATTCATTCTCAGATTTTAATTGTGAACTTTTATACTCCAATTCTGTTATACGCATCTTCTGGCGTGTGAATTGAGCCATTAATTTATTGTCATTCTGGATCTTGATATCAGGGTTGTTCACCAAAACACTCTTTGCAGTCTCAAAGTAGAATCTATACATCTTACTCCAATTGAAGTTGTTCTCATGATTCTTTACTGCGTGATGAATCGTAGCGTGATTCTTACCAAAAACCCTGCCTATCTGAATCAGAGTCATATATTCTCTCAGGGCAACCATCATTGCCGATCTCGCATAGACCTGATCTATTTCTCTCGTTCCTTTAGGGATCACTCCAATCTCCTGATAGTAACTATTCAATACATTACTTAAATCTTCCATCTTATCTCTTTTTCTTTTTCTATTATTCTTTTGAAGGGGATTTTATGTAATCCACCTGTTGATGTGTTTCTCACTATATAATAACTACCATCTACATCTATATCAGGCTCTTCTCCATCTATTCGTGTTTGTAGGGCAATGGTCGTTTCCATACAGATGAACTCCATCCCATTGATCTCAAACCTCTGGCCATTAGCCATCTTCCTCTTAAAACTCATCTAAATGCTGATTTACTATTTTCTGGAGTCTCTCATTCTCCTTCTTCATATCATACAACTCCTGCTTCAATTTCCCATTGGTAATCCTTGCATCCAGAATCAACTTATCCAATGTGCTGAAGTAATCTGTGATGTGGCGATATATCGCTGCCGTATCTGAGCAGATATGGAATACCTCCCACAATTGATCCTGAGTCATAGGCTCATTCTTCCCCAACTCATTGCTGAGGTAGTTCAAGACCTTGAATAACTCTGCTTCCTTTTCTAAGTAGTATAGCCTATTGCCCTCAAAATGGAGATCCATCTATATATCTTTCTTTGGTTATCAAATCTAATCCATTTATGCTAAAGCCACAATTCCCTCTTGTAGACTGCATCCTGATCGGTTGATCCAGAGGAGTAGGTCTACCTCCAGATTCCAATTCCTTAATCTTCCTCACATGAATATCCGTATAGATCCAATCTGTAGGATGCTGCGAGTATCTATGGACCACAAAGAAATCATCTGCCCTATTCACGAACTTACCCCCACCTTCAACATCTGAAGCCATTGGAGGCATCGTATGATCAGCATACCTATGTGATCCTCTATGAATCTTCCTTAGGGCCTCCGTAGCAGGATGAGTATTCAGGATTGTAGTAATTCCATATTCCTTGCAGAATTTCCTGATATGAGAAGTTACCTCATAATGATATTCATGAGTAGAGATTCCTTTCAGATCCTCCTTTCTTATCGTGAGGGAATTATATGGATCTATCATCATCCCTCCGAACTCCCAAGCATCATATACCTCCTTTGCGATATCTAAGAGTTCAAAAGCATTCACTATCAACTCTGAATCTAAGAATGCCCAATGTCCCTCCACAAAAGCGTGATGCCTCCAGAAGGTCTGTTCATCTATCTGATTGATGGGCTTACCTGCAAGGAACTCTATAATCTTTCTCTGGAGAGACTGAACCTCATTCTCTGAGGAATATATTAACCACCTTGTTCCATTCTCTAATGTATGGAGGAGTTGTAGGTAGGTCATCGTGTGAGTCTTTCCAACATTCGCATGTCCTGTTACTACTATGAAGTTGCTTTTCTTGAATCTTAGGTAATCATCTATTTCAGGTATACCAAATCTTGATGCCTGTGCTATCTTTCCCTCTCTTGCCTTCTCCAGATATTGGAGAGTCTTGTTTGATTGTATTATGTGTTTATGAATCATCCCCCTAAATTAAAAATATATTTTAATATCCTATCATCAGGATAAAAAAAAGGAGGAGCATTTCTACTCCCCCTGCTTAACACAATCAACAAATCAGAAAGGTAAATCATCCTCTCCGTTTACTATTGCCTGAGCAACTGCAATCTTCTCTTCTCTGGAGGAGAAGTGAGTCTCATAGTTAGTCTCCTGCTTATCTTCTTCCATTACCCAAGCAACAAATGAATCTGCAATCTTTAGAACATCTGTGCTCTTAGCACCTTTATCCTTTAAGAGATCAACTGCTGCCTTAAGACAGGATTGTTTTACAATCATCTTTTGCTTGTCATCAGATCCTGATGAATAATTCGCCTTAGGTGTATATGAACCTCCTGAATTATATACAGGCTTGATTCGGTTTCCATACTGACCTGTAGTCAATTCATACTCCGCTTCCTGACCTACATTGAATTTGTCTTGGTCAGGTTTAACTGAAGAATACTCTCCAGAATCTCCATTGTCAAATGATACAAAGAACTTGTATAAAGTCTTTCCATCTCTTAATTGGTAATCTCCCTTTGGAGTTACGCTAACCACTTTTCCTCTTTTCATGATTTAACTGATTGATTAATTTCTAATACTGCTAAATGAGCCTCTAACATTGCGAGTCTCTCCTTCATCCATTCGCTCCCTACTTGTTCAGCGAATCCTGATAGATCATCAATGATCTGATAAATGTTGTTTGTCTCCATCTCTTTCTCTTTTAAGATTTGCTCAAAGAAAAAAAGAAATGGTGAGATACCAAAATTATTTGTGAATTATTTCTCCCTCTATCAGGATCACAGAAGAATCCTTAGGGAGATCAGAAGCAGGTTCTATCCTTACTGCCTTGATGAACTTCTTATTATCATCCGCTATCATTCCAGAATCTACCAAAGCATCCTGAGTGAATTTAATAGCCATTATGCAGTTATCTAAATCGTATCTGTAGTTGACTCTTGCCGTGATGATGCAACTCTTGAATTGGAAATCATAATCCAACTGATCAAGGATGATAGACTTCCATTTAGTTTTCTCTCTGGATCTGAATGTCCAATGAGGAGAAGAATAGAATTTGTTTAGACTTGGAATCTTCCCTAAGTGAATCTCTATGCGAGTATGATCAGTCATAATGTAATCTTAAAGCATACTCAGGATCTATCTGAGATATCTTTCCTATTAGCATCAACTCCTGCTGCTTCGCATGATCTCTCTCTTCTTCTGTAGAATCTACTCCTATATTCTGGAATAGTTGAGCCATCTGATGCAGGATCTTATCAATCTCTGGATTCCTCATATGTCTTGATTGTATATACTTTACCATCAAAGAGGAGGTTAAGATGATATCCATCTACTATCCAAGTATGATATCCATCCTCCATAAGGAGGCCACATAATCTTTGAGCCTCAGATAATTCCACGATCCTCCAGATAGTATTTACTTAATGCTGGAACATACCTCACTACATTCCTATCATAAAATCCAAAATGAGAATAGAAATGATTTGAATAATCATCTTCCATCTCTTTATTCTCAATCTTAGAATACTTCTCTTTTATTGTCATAGTATAACTCTCTGTAAGAGAGTATAATAGTATTATAATAGTATTATATAATATATATAATATAGTTACTTAAGTAACTTAATAAGAGCGAAGGTATAGAGAATCGCTGAGATAATCAATATCCAGATATGTTTCTTTTTGAACTTCTTTTCCTCATAGACCACTTGAGGTACTCTGATCTCCTTTGAGATCCTGATTGTATCAGGAGGACATTCAACATCTACCTCTATCGTATCATAGAACCTCCTCAGATCAATTCTAATGCCGTTTCTCTCTAAAGTGAGGGTATCTATCCTCTCAAGGATTAAAGTATCTCTAACGGCTTCTTTTTGAGTTACCACTATCGTATCCACTTTCAGGACAACTGAATCCAGAATCGTAGGATCTTTTGCAATAGCACGATTGAGGTGATACTTCGCACCACATCCCTGAGTCAAAAAAAGCAGCCCTGTGATCAGAACTGCTCTTAGAATTGCGCTTACCCATTTAAGAACCACAGGCTTCACATTCTGGATTGTCAATACTACAGGCTTTATCATTTGCCTGATCATTTGCTAATTCATCTACAAAGTCCTCAAAGTCACTTGAGAATCCGAAATCAGTATCATTCATTTTTGTTTTCTTTATACATAAGATACCACTTCTGAGCAGTATATCCAATAGTTAAAAGTAAAAGAGTAATCTTCAACGCCATCTCTATCTGAGCGAAGGAGATTGCAAATGTACTTGCGTTCAGTAATAATACTTTGATATCTGTCTCATTCATCACTTAGCGAATTTCTCAAGTCCTGCAATACCGAAACTCCCAAGAGTAACGAACACGAAAGAATTATAGATGAAGTCATTCACAGGAAGATCCTTTCCTACCCATCCTGTAACTACATCAGCAATCATTACCAATACCATAACCGCAAACGACATAAACCCAATGATGGTCTTTTCATTATAGGTATTATCATTCTTGAAGATCTCAATAAAACTCATAATATGTCTTTCCGTTTTTTCTTCCTGCTCTCAGGATCTCACCTTTATTCTTTCCTATTCTCTTATAACTCACATGAACCCAATCAGGATCTGAATCATTACCAAACTCCCAGATGAGTTGGTCAAAAATCAGATGCTCCTTGATATATTCAAAGACCTCTCTATTAGATAACCCTCCAAACATGTCGCAGTCTATATCTAAGGCTTCCCCCTTACAATGTTGAGAGGAACTACTACCACCAATAGCCCTGTTAAGATCCACAGACCTATAACCAGAAGATACCCCAATAGGACATCCAAAATGATCACGCAGAGGCTGAAAGATATTCTGAGCAATTGCTTTGAGATTCTCCATATCCTCAATAGTCGGTTCATTGGAGATTCCTTTTCGTTTAGCCGTTGCTGACTTTGTTACCTCAGCCAATGTTAGATTCTTACTCAGTTTCATCCTTTGTGATCTTCCCTATCCCTTGATTCATGTAATCTCCATTGCAGCATTCTCTGGAATATCTCTTTCCATCTCTACATAGACATCCTCTCCTCTTATCCTGAGGAACATTATATCTATCCTTGCTCATCAGATCAGATCCTCACTTGGTTCAGGGAAGTATTCAGGATGCAACTCCTTACACTTTTCAGTCCACTCCGCAATAGCACTTGAACTTCCAAAGGTATGAACACCCATAGGTGCACACCATACCATAGCAGAGTCCCAAGATTCTACAGGCTCACCATCCCATAGCACATCAATATGGTAGGTAGAAGATAGTACAGGTGCAGTGAGTTCGTTTCCTTCCTCATCGTATGTACCTTCAGTTTCTACCAAGTGTCCAAGATGTACGATAGCGTGTGAGTGTGTTGGATTACCTTCCTCATCTACGCCTAAAGCGTTAATCTTTGTAGTGGCTGCTCCTTTAGAGCCAAAAGAGTATTTTCTAAATGTTTTCATAGTTATATAGTTGTTAGGTCAATCGCCTCTTGGTCAGTTAATGCAGTTGGTAGATATAAAAATTGTTGAGTCTCATATGTCCCCATACTACCATCTTGAAATTTAAAATGATTAGTAGATTGATTCCATCCTGTTACGGATATAGCACTTCCCGATTGTACTCCGTTGTAGTAAACTGACACCTCACCATTATTGTAAATAATAGCCATCTTTAATCTTCCTGTCAAAACATTAGTGAAGAATCCTGTAAAAGAAGTTCCATTGTGCGTAGTAATACCAACATACGAACCCGTAGGAGATGTCTTTCTTAATTGAAATCCTCCATTAGATGAAAGATTGTCATTGTCTTTCCAAAGTGCAGCTGATGTGCCTACATCATAAGGCAAGTTTATATCCAAGAAGTAGGTGTAAGATGTAGTATTATAAAAATCAGTAGCAAGAAGTTTCATATAATCATTAGTACGAGTCACACTACTCCCATAGGTAGGGATGTAGGATGTTGGGTAACTCGCATCTTGCTCCATCTGCGCTCCATATGCATAGATATAATTAGAACCCGTCCAACCACCTGTTTCTCCTTGTGCGTGGTTAAATGGTCTAATGCCAAAAGCAGTAGCACCACTTCCACTACTATAACTTATCCAACAACGATACCATCCATTGCCATAATCTTCTATATCAAAAGCAGGTTCTAATTCATCATAAGAAGCAAGTGCTGCAACACCTGTTGATAGATTAAAAAATACGGAAGCCGTTTCTGAATTTTTGTTATAGCCTGTTATAGCAAACTTATTTGCCGTACCTGCTTTAGCGAAACACGATAGAGTTACATTTACATTATCTGCAATAGTAGGAAAGTCATAATATCTCGGGAAACTACCTGTTGCCGTTAATTTAGCAGCATTGTAAACCCCCTCTGGACTTAATGTATCAGTAGTGTTATAATCTGCTGAAATCGTTGTATTGTTAAGGCTTCCACCATCAAAGTATTCACTTGCAGTAATTGTGTTAGTCCGTTGTGGCTCTAACAAGAGTGCAGGACACGAACTATCCGTATAGTCCAATCTTGGTACATTATCAGTAATACCTCCCTCTACGGCAGTAGTAGTCGTTTCTATGTAGTCTCTTGCTACAAGTCCCTGC